GCTATTTGCAAGATCGAATGACCCTTCGGTCAGTTCGGGATCATTGTCCAGTTCAATGGCAATGGCCGATTTCGTAGGTATATTGTTGTATTTTTCAAAGAATCCTTTCAGTTTGAGGAAAAGAATTCTTTCAGTTGGGTCTTGAAAATAGGCATCATCAATAAACGGTAGTACCTTACGGTTGTATTCTTCATCAAAAAATAAACTATTGAGAATCGTCGTTTCTATTCGGCTCATCTTCTCTCCTGGCAAGCTCTTTTTCAATAATATCACAGAGGATTTCGAACAAGATTGGTTCGATTTCCTCGCCGATTGTCATGTCGTTATGTTCTATTATATCATAGGAGAACCGAAAGTTCAACCCTTCATCTGTCGCTGGATCAACATTATCTGGGATGGATACCCAATTATATCGATATACGACATTTTCAAAGGCACCCTCCCTAATAACAACAGCGTACCATGGGTCTTCGTCGGTACCATGTTCAATCGTTTCATATTTTATCATTTATGTGCCTCACATAATGTCCTGAGCCAGCTACCGTCCCTAATTTCGCCTGGCTCACCACAGTCTTCGCATGTATTTTCTGATAGGTGTTCTGCGCCAGATATGATGTCCATAATTTCAATCGAGGATGGCGATGCATAGAATCTCAAAGAGCCGAATTTCTCTTTCACTTGAAAGGCGATCACCTGTTCCCCGGTCTTATCAGATAGGGCTTGGAGTTCTCCGCAAAGATCGTCAATGATTTTATACCAACCATCGCCAGTTTCGATCTGAATGAAGAATTCGCCAGGGGGAAATATCTTCGGATACTTATTGAGTAACGCCTTTTCACGCCACGCTTTCATCTTCATCTCCTTCAGTCTCTTCGGCCATAGAAGAGCCGTATAGATACATCTTGCCCACTTGGGCATCACAAGCATCCAGAACATCTTGAGTAAAATACTTCTCAGGGTTGCGATAGATTTCTTTCTCCCATTGCTTTGAACCATCTTGGAGTTCAATGCGCCCGGCTTTCTTCCAGATGCCAGAAGCCACAGCAACATCAGGGAGACCGTGATAACGAGACAGACCGTCAGCATAGGTGAGTTCTACACGGGCAATACTCTTCTCTTTGGTGAGCCGTGATTTCTGGAGACGGCATGAGATAATGTTACCCACAAACTCGGTACCGTCTTTCACCTGAGCCTTAGACAAGAACACGATTGTAGAGGCTGAATATTTCAAGCCACTGTTATGTGACACCACACCATTTTCTAAAACATAGTTGCCGTTATTCAATACAGTAATATCCATTACTGATTGTTTGCCAACAGGGCGTATAGATTTGATTTTCAGATTATTCATAATATACGGATTTCCTTGATACCATTTTGTTTTAGTAAATGATTATATTCATTTGTTAGTTTCATGCCGTATGAAACACTTTTTCCGATAACAGGACCTATAGATATTTTATTTTTCACATGGGTTTCCTTTCCGTCCAGGAACACTATAACACAACCGATATTTGCTTTTTCAGAAAGATATTTTTTAGTTTCCTTGCTGTGTTTTTTACCCGCAAAAGCATTAGGATTATGTTTATGGTATTCCTTATTCATCTTACTAATATGAGCCCTGGTTTCCGCTGTATGGATTTTACCATAGAAAGGATTGTTCTCACCACTCATGCTACTGTTACCATAGAAAGGATTGTTCTCACCTCTCATAGCATCAGCCGCATTTTTTCTATGAATCTCAAACATCAAAGATGATTTACATCTGTTACCTTTACTATTTGACCTATTCATCATAGAAAAAGCATAACCCATAGACCGTTTTGCTTTTGACTCTTTACACATTTTCAATAATAACCAATGGCAAAGAAAATGTTCTCTGGGAGTTAGTGTTGCGATATTATATTTCGCGTTAGAACCACCGAGACATTTGGGAATAATATGATGTTTTTCAACATATTGGAGTTCCCTTTTCTTTCTTCCATTAGATATTATTTGAAAATACCATTTGGTATATTTGTTATCAATAAACATGATTTCTCCTTCATGCTTATTTATAAAAACAATATTTTACGTCTGTACCACCGTGAAGTTTTCAAGGTCTTTTTCAGCTATTTCTCTGGTAGTGATCCATTCGCCTTCAGATAAGAAACGGTGGTCCTCTGAACAAATGACTCTATGACCATCCTCAAACACTATTTCATAACATGGTTTTTCATAAAAATATTTGTCTGTTACTTGTCCAAAACCATCCTTAGTTTCAACCCACGAATCTACAACTACATCTTCCATGCGCCGCAAACCATTTTGTGTTCTAATAACAGTTTCAGGAACAACACAGCCACCGCCCATTTGCTTGCCACCATACATACTCATGGAGTCGTATGTATGATTGGTGACTAGCAACGGAATACCAATCTTGCCTAGTTTCAACGTCAGCACTCTGAATGTGGCTTTTGCGATAGCCGCGCGGGTCATATCTTTCGTTTCAGAACCCTCAAGGGTATCCTCAATCTCTTTGGTCGTTGAGAGCATACCAAAGGAATCCAACGCCATAATCATCGGGCGCTTCTCTTCCTGTTTCTCGTAGTTGTCCAAAATCTTGAGGGACTGGGTCCGAAACTCTTGGATGGTTGTAACAGGCACAATCATTACTCGGGTTGAGTCAATGCCACGGTCTTCAATCATATTCTTGGAGATAGCAGACTCAGACTCAAAGAAAATACAAACACCCTCTGGCTCATTATCCAGAAAATGCTTGATAACACCCAAGACGAAAAAGGTCTTGCCCGTGGCTTCTTCACCAGCAATAGCGGTAATCTTGTTGTTTGGAATGCCACCGAAAATGCTACCGCTCATTAGAGCATTGAACATATACGACCCGGTATCCATAAAATCAGTAACATCACCCGCTGTGACGCCATCGGCTGCTACCGCGGCATACTCGTTATTGATGCCTTTGGTCATTGTTTTAAAAAAGTCAGTCATATTTTCTCCTATGAATAAATTATTGTTCGTATGATGCTCAAACCCTAAATGGTCTATAAACAGGCCATAAAGAGCCTTTATGGCCTGTTTATAGACCATAGAATGTCATTATATAAATCCGAACACCAAGGACGAATGCTATCCAGAAACATGCTATAAATCTCGCTTGTTTGATTCAATTCACTGGATTTAGAAGTTCAGGGTCCATTTGAATAAATGATACTGACCCTGTAAAAACACTATGGGTAAAAACATGAATACCAAAATCGTCGGGGTGAGTTTAAGGACTCTCATTTTTCATCTTCTCATAGGCATAGGTATCCGATGAACCATATGCAGGGCATACAAAGAACCGCTCTGGCATTTGCCCTGGGTCACGCTCTTCTTGGGATGCTCCAGTAATGAATGGTCCTGCGTTTTCCCAGTTGGCTATCTTGTTCATTTTGTTCAACATATCAGCCGCTTGTTCCAACATCACAGCCGCTTCTTTCCACTCACGGTTAGGAGCCATTCGCATCTTGGCTGCCATCACACTCATATCGGCAGTTGTGTATTTCATTGGGATTTCCTCGCTGCATTCCGCGCCCGTACACTACGATTATGGAGCCAATGTGCTATCGCATATAAACCAATGGCTGCGATAACAACAGTAAAAACAGCAAGTCCAATAATATCAGATATAGTCCAAATAAACATATCATGTTCCTCTCATTATATAATAATAACATATCCGCTGGGTAATGTCAACCGAAAAACGCTTCAAGGGTCGCGCTATTATCGGTCTTCCATCCAATCACATCGGCGATATTTCTAACAGGCGTCATGAAATTCCTATCAAACTGGAGGTCATAATCGATGTATTTTTCGATCCCGAATTCCTCAGGCAGTTCTGTCGATACGCAAAGCACAGGAGAACCGATTGGATTGGGCTCTACCAAATAGCAGGCTTTGATTTTCTCGCCCTCCCTGATCTGTTCATACTTCTTGGTCAGCTTCCGTTCGTGGAGAAGATGGTTGAAAATCAACGCGCCTTTAACATGGAATGGTGTGCCGAGAATGAAAATGCCTTTTGTGTCGGCATACTTTTTCATACCATTCACACCAGATGGTTTCGCCACGTCCATGAAATCCATCTTACGGAACTTTTCCTCAAAGGCAGTAATATGTTCGACTAGCTCGGCGGGTGTGCCATTCAACATAATCCGTAGGCATTCCCGAATAGCTTCCCTACACTCATAAGGAGTTGAAGATCGAACAACCTCAAGTCCCATAATCTTCACTTGAGGTTCGGCATATCGGACGCCCTCATTATCAAGGACGTTCAATGCATAGCGTTTTTTGTTGGTCCATATACCGTTAGTTGCAATGACCTCGCGCTTCATTTTCATTTTTTGCTTGGAATTAAGTGTCTTAGCAAGGTCTTGATAACATCGATCAATAAACGGTTCAATTTTAGTGCTTGCCACCTTATCCAAAAAGGAAACGATCTGTTCCTTCGGAGTATCCCCTTCCACCGGGAACACAGTATCAACAAGGCCACTAAGATTGAGATAGACCGAATCTGTATCGCTTGCAATAACATAATCTTTGCCCTCCGTCTTTAGGAGATTATTCAGATACTTATTCAACTTGGTCTCAATGAATCTGATGGCGACTTGGCCCGAAAGTGTAATGGCCTCGGCGTTCCGCAAATCGTAAAATCTGAAATACTGGCTGCCCATGGCGCCATATGCGGAGTTAAGAGTGACTTTCAATGCCAACTGGAGATTGCTATACCTTGAAATTTCATCATCGGTCAGAGCCAGTTCATTTTTCAGTTCCTGGTCGGATAGTTCTTCTAGTTTTAATACCACCAAGTTGCTCCCAATATTTAACTAACTCATTCCATTGTAACACATTTCCACCCAAACCACAAGTAAAAACGTGTTCTTCTACATTTGCCCAATCATGGCAGACTGGACAACAGAATTCTATTTTCGGCTGGCTATCTGGGCACATTTTTTTCTTCCTCCAACATCGGCGCATTTTCTACTACAGAATCTATTATTCTTACTGGGAATAATTTCAAATTCTGAGCCACATTGGACACAGCACCTTATTACTCTATGGATCATATTTTTATCTATTAATACTTTGGGTTTCTTAATACCATGTTCATTCAGTATTTTTTTCAAATAAGAAACGCTTATTCCATAATATTCAGCAAGATCAGATCGTTTTTTGTTTTCGTTTACATACAAATTGTATAGTTCCTCATATGAGGGATCAATTTTTCTTAGTGCCCGTTTCTTCTCTTTATATGATCTTTTTCTTGCGGTAGTCCATTCATAACTACGAGATCCTTTACCCTCAAATATGTTTTTCAGCGGTCCTCCAGTATTGAATGTTCCCAGACGACTAATTAATTTTTCCTCATACTCTAAAGCATCATTTTCCACTTCACTTTCAAAAATATGTTGAATAATAGGAATATTATTATTTTCCATCAACCTTTTGATATGACTGTAAAGATATGGATTACTGCTGGTTTTGGGGTTATTCCATATCGATTTCTGCAAGTGGTGTTTACTTCTTCTATGCTTTCCTTTACCCACATAAAATATTTGAGCGGTCATGGGGTCTGTTAGAGTATACACATAATACATCTTTTTATCCTACTTTACTATATCCTATATTCGTATTTATATACAAATCAGGTTTTCAACCCGCGGGATTCAATTTCTTTTAGGATTTCTTCTTTTCGCTTTCTAGCATCCATCATCTTGTTTTTTGCTGTCACACGACCATCATACATTTCACCCATGATGGTTGATAACATACCCTCAAATTCACGGGTATACATGGCACCATTCCCGGCGACAGAGAAGGTATCATGGAGTGGTTCGGTAACTCTCTCGTAAATGATATCCTCAATATTGATATCCATCGGCTCAGGCTGAATGGTTTCTGGTCCGATATTGAACTGGCGAATAAGCATTGGATACATAGAGGCTAGATCGAACGACATAACCCACTTATGTTCGCCAATCAACGGCTGTTTAACATATGCTCCCTCGTAGGTATCCGACTTCTGATATACCTTCTTGGGTGAAACCACAATGCCCCTATTCAACAAATGGTTGGCAGTAATTGTATCCCACATCCTCACTTGCTTCTGGACATCAGGGATATTCACCTTGGTCAGGTACGCCAATGACAGGATCAAATCGATCAAGCCCAGCTTATCGTCAAGGCGGTCGACCAACACAACGTCCTGAATGTTGTATTCGATAAACTTTTGATAATCATTCTTATATAGGAGATGGAGGGCGCCGTGTTCGGAGTAATCCAGTTTCTGCTCACCCAATTCAATCCATGCAATGTGATTCAGTTTGTAGGATTCTTGGGAACCACCACCGAATTTCTGGTATAGAATGATGTAATCGGCTTCGGCAACGCCTACAATCTCGTAGGCTTGAACTCGGTTGCCATACCCTTGGTTGAATGTCCGTTCATATATCTTACCCCAGGGCGATAGCTTGTTCGCTACCTTTTCGCCCATGAGATTGGTAATTCGATTCACCAGATAGGGAATATCAAAGAGCTGGATATACCATCCAGTCACAACATCGGGATAATCGGATGCCCAGAAATCCAGAAAGTTCAAAAGCAATTCTTTCTCATTCTGGCATTTCCGATAGAACACCTTATCTGGTGTTTTGTTGTCGAATTCCCCGCAGCCAAATACCCAGTATTTGCCACCGATACCTACCGTGATCGATACGACTTCCTCTGTGGCTGGACCTGGTTCGGGGAAACCATTTTCAGACGCAACCTCAATATCGATATTGGCAACGCGGAGTAATGATGAATCGAAATCGATATCACCATTCCATCGCTCGTTAATGTATGCGTAATTGTATAGGTTGTTGCCATATACCGTGACGTTGGCTACGTCACTATATGACTTGTAGAAATCCCTGGCTTCGCGGATGCTTTCAAACTGCATAGGACTGACATTGGTGCCATCCATAGCTTTGAAGCCAGAGTCTGTTTCTTGGGTTGCCACGTATAGGGTGGGCTTGTACGGCACCTTCTTAGAGTAACGTTCGGTACCTCGAACGCCTCTAAG